TCTTGATAGCCAATGTATCTCATAGCGTAGTCTGCACAAACCGCTGCGCCCACTCTCTCCAGTCTTCTACAGCGTAGCTGTAAGGATCTGGGAAGTCTTCTATTAGGTTGCTCGCTCTATTGTACTGAGAGGCCCAGTCTTGCCACTTTTCTGGGTCATACAGCGGATAGAAAGCGCCTGAGCTAGAAAAGTCAGTAATCAAGCAGTCAGCCCAGTCTTGAAGACCGATCCCGATTGGAAGCGTTACCGTTACACTCATCCTAAATCTGTCCCGTCGCCGCTGTCAAAGTGCGCTATTACTTGCCCCATCTGATAGTCGCCGTACAGCGAGTTAGACTCAAACTTGATCCTAAGCTCTCTTCTCTGCTCCTTTAGCATGACAATCTGCTCATAAGGCTCTACGGCAGACTCAGGGAAAGTAAACGTAGTCGAGGTAACGTCTGGCGCTCTCGCGTTAGCTCTACCCGTCACGTTGACAGTCATTGGCCCAGACTGAACAAAATCTGGCTCAATTGTAGTGCATCTTAAATATTTATTGGTGCCGGTGACGAGAGTCGAAAGGTCCGAAGTCTCAAAAAAACTGCTGATAGGACGGACGGTTTGCCCGTCGTACTCGTCAACTTTAAACTCATGTCGCCAAGCCTTATAACCAGATCCTTCTACTTTCACGCCGGTTAGAATCGGGGCTGCAAATGAGTTATTAAAGTGACCGGCAGATCTTCCTTCGTTTGGAAGCTCAGTATCGTACCAAGTGTTCTCTCTGACGTTGTAGACTACGGCATGAGTGCATTCGGTAGCGGTCCCTCTAGGGTAACACCACCAGATCTCTCCATACTTTGGCACTTGAAAGCAAAACGTCTTGCTCCGCTCATTGACGTTAATGCCATCGAAAAAGTAATCTAAATTCATGGAGTTTGGTACTTCTCGTACAACTCCGTTAAACATATAAAAACGATCTACACCGGCCCAGTAGAATACGCCGTCGTAATCTACAACGCAGAACTGACTTATAATCGAGGTGCCGGTCGCAATAACGTCAAATTGAAATACAGTAGATCCGCCCGTAAAAGTGGCTCTTAGGACCGCGTCAAACGCCCAGAAAATTCCCGCTGGTGCCGTGCCTGAGCCAGCTCGCATGGGTAGACCTTTTATAATCTTTTGGCCCCAAACTCGCGCAAGACCTGACCCTGATCCAGTTAAATTTGTAGGCTCTCCAGGAACAGACCAGCCTATCACTCCGTCAGTACCGTAATAAAAAAGGTAAGGGTGTAGGCTGACAATACCGCCCGTAGCGTTAGCGTTTGCCGGAAGGGTTATGCTTTGTAGATCTTGAGTTCCCCTGACTTCTCCAAAGAATATCTGGCCGTCTTGATCGTTGCAGACGCATGTGCCGTTGGGGCTTACAGCCGCAATCAAATAGTTCTGATTAGTCGAAGAATCGTATTGAACGTCAAACATCCAATAATTAAATGGATTGTTGAGTAATGCGTCAGATCCGTAGTTAAGGTTGACGATGGTCGAGGTCAACGTGTTCAACGTGTTTGTAATAACAAATCCGTTTGTCTGATCTCCAGTAGTCACCGACGTGATGGTGATAACAGGACCAACCGCTGCAGCAGTATATTTTGGAACTGAGGCGGCGGGTGTATTTGCCTGCCCCCCCATGCCAGAATGATTAATGCAGAAGTAGTATAAAGTTGGAGCGCCGACAGCTACTGTAATCTGAGTGTATGCGCCAGCATTACCAGGCGTACCGACAGCCGTGACTCCATCCGCATACAGTATTCCTCCAGCCCAAGTTCCATTTGAGGTGGTTGAAAAACGTAAGGGATGCCCACTGTTAGTGGCCGCTGACTGATCAAACCTGTAAATGTTTCCTTCACTTAAACTGACCGTGTCTTGCTGAACACCGTCTATGTAATACTTATTTCCAGAACCTGGGTTAACGACAGTTACCGCAAGGCTAGTTACAGACGAAGCAAACGCTGTTATATTTGCCGCAACGTCAGTCGCCGTTTGAGCTAGGCTCGCGTTAAAAGCTACGGCTCCAGACATTACGTTTACGCCATCAACAGCAATCATGTTTACCGAGCCGCTTGCTCCAGCTAAGGTTACTGTGCCGTATGCGCCTATACCTACCGGAGTTCTGTCGTCTATTATCGAGCTGTTTCCAGTGCCATCTAGCGTAAAACGCTCTACCGTATTTGCTCCGCCCGAGTGGCAATAAACAAAAGTCATCTGCGTAAACGTAGATAATCCTCTGCTTACTTCTTGCAGTAATTTTTGAGTGGTCTTGTAGCCGCCCATTTTCCTCGGTAAGCCGCGCTGCCATCTAACCCACTGACCGTCAGTGTAGTTATCTCCCTCAAACTTTGTCCCGTCTCTTTTTATTCCTGGGGATGATTTTAGTACGGCTGTTTCAATTGGCATTAGGTAAACGTGCCTCCGTTTATGCTACCAGCCTGAGCTACTCCTAGCGCGGTCCACCCTGCAGCTTGATTTGCGGCTTGGAAAAGAGAGATGCCAAAAGAAGTTCCGCCAAGGTTCAGCAAAGCTTGTCCTGACGAGGTTGCGCCAGTACCGCCATTTGCAATTGCCAGCGGGGACGCAACTGAAGAGGTATCAGCGTCTATTATTTGACTTCCGTCACAATAATATATGCCTCGCTCGTTAGTCGCTAGAACTACGCCCGTAGTCGATGCCACTTTAACAGTGAACGTATACGATCCCGTGGTGCGATTATCTATCCAATACTGCTGCACAGTGGCGGGAATTATGATGGTCCTAGCGCCGGTCAAGACTCCTGTAAATTTGTACACTACCCTATTAAGTTGAGCGCCCGACAGCGTAAAATCGCCGGCACCGGCAACGGCAATTACCGTGTAATCAAAAGCAAAAGTCGCCGCTTGCCCAAAACCGATGGTATAAAAGTTTGTGCCGTCAGAGGCTATTATTGATGACTCGCCTGGTTGAAAGGATAAAGGAGAGGTTCCGTCTATCGTCGTTGTTCCCGAGGGAGTGACGGCTATCTGACCAGAGCCAGAGTTCCTTAGATACATAAACCAGTTATTTCCAACCGAAGCAGGAGCTGGCAGGGTTAAAACTCCTCCCGCTCCTGTCCAGTTAAACATTTTTGCTCGATCATTCGCGCCTGCTACATAATTCGCAGAGAATGCCGTTATTGGCACTGACTGAGACAGAAACGTGCCGACCGCGACTATTCCGGTTCCGGCCAAAGACGAAGCATTTGCAGTTGACGTTGTTGCGCCGTACTGCAAAAACTGCCAAACACCATTTGTCGTCGTGTTATCAGTAAGGTATACCTGCCAGAGCTGGCCTCCAGCAACTGTTCCTACCTGAACGCCGCCAGCATTTAGCACCGTAAATATTGCGGTGCCTTTATTGTTAAACAGAATTGTGTTTCCCGTTCCGCTTTTTTTAGCGTCAGGCAGTGTGATGTTAAAGCCAGCTCCAGTCGGAGTCACATCCATTATTCGTGTGGCTAAGTTAACGCTGGTAGAGGTTTCCTCCGGCCACGAAAGCGTTATGCTTGCGCTCAGGCTGACCGAGCTATAGCTTATCTCGCTGGGGTATATGTTTGCGCCCCCAAACACATCGGTATAACTGGGCATTATGCTTCACTCCTATTTGCGGATCGGTCCATTATCTTAGCCAGATCTTCGCCGTTTAATGCTTGAGCAGCCCTATCATACATTTCTCGCCACATCGGAACTCTCTCGTCATTCTTTAAGAATGGAGTCGCCTCCAAGAGCGCCGCGTAAAGCAATACGTCAGGAGCGTACTCAGTTAGCCAATTGCTTTGAAAGTCATCTCCGAGCAACGCAGGCTGTTCGTAGTATAAAATCTCTAGATTGCTCGCCGCGTTAGGCGTGGGAGTAATTAGCCAGTTCTGATAATCGTAGTCGGCATAAAATTCAGGCGTAGCGGTCTCAGACTCATCCGGCCAGTAATTTCTGCAGTATTCGTAAGATCGAGAAAAGATAGAAGACCCAGCAATATTCATTGAGGCCGTATCTCTCCACCTGTCAGGCTTTAAGTACGTCGAAACACCGATCGAAAGAGTAAGATTTACGGCGCGAATAAAGCCTTCTATTTTTAACTCGCGCGCAATACGCCTCTCTCCGAGCGTAATCAGGCGCGGGAGCTGGTCAAAAACAATCTGATCGCTCGCTTCAGTAAATCCTCGTTCTAGATATCGACGAAGGTCTACAAGAAGCGAGTCGTATGTCATTGTATAGCTCATGACGAGGCGGGGCTTGTAGGTTTAGTTGCAGGAAAGCCTGCTGTAGAAGGCCAGTCTCGGAGCAAAACTCTATAGCTTATATAGTCAGAATTTTGCGGATGATCGTTTAAGTTTGCAATCCAGTCTGATTCAAAAAGCTCTTTATCTCGCCACGTTCTTGCCGCTTCTTCTTCGGTAGGAGTTGAGACTACGACTTCGCTCCACTCGGAGCCGCTCCAAGTTCGACCGACATAAGATAGATCAAATGTAGGAATTGATATGTAGTTATGAGGTACGGCGTTTAAAGTTTGCTCATATCCTAGAATTCTTTCACAGACTCCGCCTTCATCTATTACTGCGTAATTTATATTAGACATACTCTATAACCTCAAAGTAAAGAACACCCGTTGACAAGGATTGCGGGGCAGTTCCAGCGAACGGAACATTCCCTAAAGTTGCCAGTAGTGTTGTGGCGCTGGTTAGCTTGACCCCTGCAGTCGGCGTTCCGGTTCCCAGTGAAGCGCCCGATGCACCGGATGACGTGGAGAAACCTGCTGCGCTGTTACAGCTTGCGCTAATAAAAGATTTTGTAACGTCTACCGAGTTAATTGTGGCGGTGGAATCCTGCCCTATTCCAGAGCTGCCTTGTATAGACATAGTCATTTGACCTCTCTGAATAGACTTTATCGGACTTGACCCTAATATTACGGCCATCTTGAAACTCCTTTAAATTTGTAAGAACCCGACAGCAACTGAAACGTAGACAAGCTGGCTGCTCTGTTCTGCGCTAAGCTCACCGTTCGCAGCCGTTGAGTTGATGTTATGTCCGTTCCGATCGACCGTCAATAATCCGCCCCCTGGGGCATTAACTAATACAACTGTATCGCCTACAGATGGGCTTGCAGGAAGTGTAATAGTAAACGCAGTGGCGTTGTTAGCTATTATTTGATCCCCAGTTACAGCGGTATAAGCAGAGGTTTTTACAAGCCACAAATTGTACGCGCCGACTGTCGAGGATGAGGAGGAAGTCCAGTTGGTTCCGTCGGAGGTGAGCACGTTTCCTGAAGTTCCTGGGGCAGCTAGTCCGGTGCCTCCGTTGGCCGCAGGAAGAGTGCCGGTAACTTGGCTCGTCAGATTGACGTTAGCTAATGTTCCTCCGAGAGTCAGGCTTCCTGATGTCGTGACGGTTCCGGTTAGCGTTATTCCGTTAACAGTGCCTGCCCCAGAAACAGAGCTAACTGTTCCCGTTCCGCTGCCTGCAGACGCCATCTGAGTGACTACGCCGGAAGAGTTCTTGTAGAATAACTTTCCGTCGTTTGTGTTTATCGCTAACTCGCCGTCTGCCAACTTTCCAGCAACGGGTACGGCTGAAGCAGTCGCAGTTCGATACAATTGTATTGGTGTAAATCCTGTCTCAGCCATTTCAGCCTCCGCGCATAAAAAATAAAGTTATTGTATGGGTTTTCCTAAAAACCATAGTCATTTAAAAGTTCTCCAATATTAAATCGGGTAGTGTTGCGGGTGTAATTCCATCTCTTAAAGACCCTGTTTCTAAGCCCTCACATATTCTTATTGTTCTATCCATTAACACCGTATCGTTACTACGATATTCAATTTTTTTTCTTACATCGTGCATACCTTTTAAGCCATCAACTTGCATACCTTTTAGGCGATAAAAATCATCTCTTTCAACATACTTTGTATCTACATTGTTTGTGTTATGTATAAACGGAGGCCAGCCGCAAAAACTATAAATTCTTTTTAATGTTTGCGAAGTGTTTTCCACCAAGTCCTGATACGAAACAAATATAAAACGATTGCTGTTACTTTCCCTTGCAACCTGTACTCCGGTTAATGGCTGTATTATTATCTCTTCAAATAGGTCTTTTTCACGCTGCTCTGTATAAATTCCATTACTTTTAAATATCCTTACTAAGGATTTACAAATTTCAACAATAGGGCGAACCATAACAATTATTTTAATATCATCGCCGACAAAATCATCAAGCAAAGAAGAACAGTCTGAATTTGTCCACGACCTAGATTTATCAACAACAATTTTTTCTTGCGAACTATTGTTTTTATAATAAGAGTGAGGCAGTTGAGAAATAATATCCTTTGAGGTGTGCAATCTATTGTTTGAAGCAAATATGTGCTTTATAGATTCACAAGTTTTTTCAGTCTGCCACATAAGTTCACACAGCCCAGAATAACCTTCTGAATGTATAGTCGGGTTTTGTGATAACAAGCTAGACAACAAGGTACTGCCTGTTCTTGGAAGACCGCTTAAACATACAAGTTGATCGAATGATTTAATTTAAATCACCTGTCTCTATGAATACCCAATTTGTTATCTCTTCATCCCACTCATAAAAACCTTCTACAGTGTTATCTGGTTTTTCGACAGGAGGTTCCCACTCAAAAGTTGTAGAGTTTAGGCTCCAGCTTGGAAAAGGCTTAGGGCTGTGAAAACCATCTGCTGTGGAGTCATAAATAAACCCAAGACCCGCAAAGTTTTTTCGTAGAGCTATGCCTCCATCAGGTTCTCCATCTTGCCCCAAATGGACATTTCCATGAGTATTATATGAGGTTTGAATCCATGCGCCTTCAAGACTATTTACAAAATCTTGTTCCGCAACAATGACATTAACAACAATCCCGTCTTCAACTTTTGCAAAATGACTCATAAGGGTGTAAACGTCCCTGAACTATTAAAAGTGTGTAAGGTATAACCCGATACAAATGTAATCGTTCCTCCGGTAGCCCTAGTCCCTCCTTCGTATTTAAAAATAGCAATACCTGATCCTCCGGGTGCAGGGCGATTTGGCGGGGCATACGCGGTCTGGGCACCACCTCCGCCACCACCGCCCGTGTTGGCGTATCCAGCTTGGTTGCCACGGTTGTAGTAATAACTATTTCCACTTCCACCGCCGGATGATCCTACACCGCCACGCGAGGCATCATTGCCCGAGCCACCGCCGCCGCCGCCTCGGCCTACGCTGTCAACATTACCGCTTCTGCCGCCACCGCCTGTCGAGCTAAAGTACGCATTCACATAACTCACCCCATTGCCACCAGCGCCGCCACCGCCGCC